GAAGCAATACAGTTGATTATCCATCAGGAACAACAGTAGACTTTACAGGTGCTACTATTACAGGAACAAGTTTCTTAACAAGTTACACAGAAACAGATCCAGTAGTAGGTGCTATCAACGGTATTGTAAAAGCAGATGGTGCTGGAAATATTTCAGCGGCAGTGGCTGGAACAGACTATTTGACAAGTGTAGCATTTGCAGATCTAACATCAACACCAACTACAGTTGCTGGTTATGGAATTACTGATGCATTAACTAGTGAAACAATTGATTTAGCAACGCTAAAAACAGAAGTAGCGGCAAGTATAGACTTTGCAGATTTCCAAGCAAGAATAGCGGCATTATAAGAGGTTAAATATATTATATGAGCAACGATTTAGAAAACAAAAAACAACAGGTTTTTAATTACTGTCGCACACTACTTGGCGACGGAATGATTGATGTAGAACTTGATCCCAACCATTATGAAGTAGCACTAGAAAAAGCACTAGGCAAATACAGACAACGTGCAGAAAATGCAGTTGAAGAATCTTATGCAATCCTAGAATTACAAGAAGATACTAACGATTATATTCTTCCAAACGAAGTAATGGAAGTGCGTGAACTTTTTAGACGTTCGATTGGTTCAAGAACAGGCGGCGGCGATGGCGGTACATTGTTTGAACCGTTTAACTTGGCTTATACAAATACATATCTTTTAAGTTCAACACAGATGGGCGGACTTGCAACTTACTATGCTTTTGCAGGATATCAAGAACTAGTAGGTAGAATGTTTGGATCATTTATTAACTTTAAATTTGAACCAGTGAGTAAAAAACTTACTATTATGCAACGTCCAAGAGGAGACGAACAAGTACTGATGCAGATTTATAATCAACGTCCAGACTTCAATTTATTGAGTGATCCTTACGCTGGACAATGGTTAAAAGACTACACACTAGCAGTAAGCAAATACATGCTAGGTGAAGCAAGATCAAAATTTGCTACAATATCTACACCACAAGGTGGTACATCACTAAACGGCGATGCTCTCAAAGCAGATGCCCAAGCCGAAATGGAGAAACTGGAACAAGATTTAGCAAACTATGCTGATGGCAGTAAGCCATTATCATTTGTAATTGGCTAAAAACTTCTTGACTTTCCATATTAATGACTATACAATTAGAAGATGCTTTCAAGAATAAAGGATCTTTTATGATAATCGGTATTTGTGGGTTAATTGGTTCAGGTAAAGGAACTGTTGCAGACTTCTTGGTAGAGCAACGAGGCTTTACAAAAATTTCATTTGCAGATAGACTTAAAGACGGCGTTGCTAGTGTTTTCAATTGGGATAGAGAAATGCTAGAAGGCAACACAGACGAGTCACGTGCATGGCGTGAAAAAGTAGATCCTTACTGGAGTACAGAACTAGGTAAACCTGTAACTCCTCGTTTGGTGCTACAACTATTTGGTACAGACTGTATGCGTAATGGCTTCTATGATGGTATATGGGTTAGTCTAGTAAAACAGCAATTACTTGCACATCCTGAAACAGATTTTGTTATACCCGATGTACGTTTTGAAAATGAAGCAGAAATGATCAAAAGTATTGGCGGCAAACTATGGCGTGTAAAGCGTGGTGATGATCCTGAATGGTGGGACATAGCACAAAAACAAATGCGAGTTTCTGCTGATAAGAAAAAGAATGACAGTATAGTTTTTATTAACAAGATGCAAGAACAATATCCTGATGTACACGTATCAGAATGGGCATGGTGTAATGTAGAATTTGATGCTGTAATTGAGAACAACAGCAGTGTAGAGTTTCTTAAAAATCGGGTGTTAGATCACCTTGCTTCCAAGTAAATCCTTCTTTGTGTAGAACACGCTGACAATTAGCACAAACAGTTTTAAGATTAGCATGACGGCAATTTGTTAGTTTACCGTCTATGTGATACACAGCAAACTGTTCAGTGTGTTTGCTGGTAAACCCACACTTATCGCACTTGTCTTTTTGACGATATCCAAGTTGATACCACATAGGTGTGCTTGGTGTTCTACCTTGAACACACTGTTCACACTTGCTTCTATAATAGGTCTTACGACCCTTCTTGTAGTTTACTGCACAGGGTCTGCGTTTACATGATTTACATAAAGGTCTATTCATAACTGTATTTACCCGCCCTTTTCGGCCCCTTTTTCGCTGTATATTATACCGCATTTTTAGAGATCGTGGCTAAATATGTGTAAGTGAATCAAAAGGAGTTATTAATATGGCACTAACATCACCAGGAGTTGAAGTCAACGTAATTGACGAAAGTTTTTACACCCCTGCCGCTGGTGCAACTGTTCCACTAATTATGGTGGCAACAGCAGAGAGCAAACCAAACGGTAGTGGTACAGGAACTGCACAAGGCACACTAAAAGCCAATGCAGGAAAAGTTTATCTAATGACAAGTCAGAGAGAATTAACTGACACATTTGGTAATCCAACATTTTATACAGATACATCAAATAATCCGTTACACGGAAACGAATTAAACGAATACGGATTACAAGCGGCATACTCATATCTAGGTGTTGCTAACAGAGCATATGTTGTAAGAGCAGATGTTGATTTAGGAAAATTAACAGGATCAGCAAGTGCACCAACAGGCGATGCGACTGATGGCACATACTGGTTTGATGTCGACGACACTGCATACGGTGTTTTCGAATGGGACGCTTCTACACAAAAATTCACTAACAAAACAATCACAGTTATCACAGGTTCATCTGATTTAGACGGTGTGTCAGGTGCAACTTACACAGGTGTCAAAACTTCTGTGGGATCAAAGGGCGATTATGCTATTGTTACTTGGAACACAGAAAATCAAATGTGGTACAAAAACTCCGACAATGCTTGGGTAAAAGTAGGTTCAACTACAAACACAGGTTTTGGTTCACTAGGTAGTGTTAACACATTTACTTCAGATTGTTGGGCAACTAGTTGGCCAGTAGTACAAGGAACTACTTTAACTAACGGTACTATTAGTGGTACACCTGTTATGAAAATTAACGGAACTGAAGTTACTTACTCATCAGCACACGGTGGTAGTGATGCACAAAACATGGCGGCTTCAATTAATGCCGCAGGTATTGATGGTATTGGAGCAAAAGCAACATCAACAAACCGTGTAGAGATCTACACAGATGGTTCTGCTGGTGCTAATACTGATTCAACAAAAGATGGTGCATTGAGATTAGAAGAAGTTGCTGATCCAGGTAATCCAGGACAAACATATGGACTTGTAAACACTTTAGGTTTAACAGTAGGTTACAAGCCAGGAGTTACTTTACAAATTTCAAAACATTCACAAGTACCAACTTGGAAAACAGGTGACACTCAAACAATTGATGCTTCTACAGTAAGTTCAGCAAGACCAACAGGTAGTGTTTGGGTTAAAACAACTGTACCAAATTTAGGTGCTAACTGGGTAGTTAAACAGTGGAGTGATGCAACAGATACTTGGTCACAAGTAAATGCACCAATATATGCTTCACGTGAAGCGGCAAACTATGCACTAGATGCAACAGGCGGCGGCGCAAATGTTGCTGTTGGTACATTGTTTGTTGACAGTGACTACACTAATCAAAGAATTGAAAATACAGGTGGTGACGATTTTGCTAAACCTTTGGCTAACTTTAAAATTTATCGCAGACAAGCGGTATCTCCAACAGTTGCTTCAGGTGGAACTTCGCCAACTGTAACTAACGGTCATGCTTTAATCATTGCAGAATCAGTAAAAGGTTCAGCAACTGTTTCAAGCGAAAAGACAGTAACAATTAATGGTACAGATGCGGCGGCAGTTGCAACAGCAATTTCAGGCGCAGGATTTACTAACATTGTTGCAAGTGTAACTACAGATGGTAGATTACAACTTACACATTCACTAGGTGGCGAAATCTACATTAGAAACAGTAGTGCAGGAACTGCTATTGCTGATCTAGGATTTACAACTAGCAGAGATAATGTTTACAATGCTCCTACAGGAGGAGACTTTAATGGTGGTATTGTTATCAGTAACTGGAAGCCATTAAGTTATCAAGCAAGCACAACTGCTCCAACTAGTACTCCAGCAGATGGAACACTATGGTATTCAACTACACTTGATGAAGTAGATATCATGGTACACAACGGTACTACTTGGG